GCAATGTTGTTGTCAAAAGTGACGGTAGTTGCTCCAGAGCCAGTTGCGGCGGCACTCATGACCACTGTTGTACCACTGACGGAAACCACATATGCACCCGTGGCAATGTATGTTCCAGTTAAAGTTTGACCTGCCGCAATTCTGAGGTTAGATGCAGATAAAGTTAAGGTGGTTGTTCCATTGGCTGTGGCAGATTGGGTAAACACGCCAACTTTAGACATGGAAAGCGAATATTGATTTCCGGGGAACGTGCCATACAAGACTGGCGTATTAACTGTGGAGTCGATAGCGTTTAGGTTTTGACCGGGATGCGCCACCAAAGTATTCGCTCCACTACCCGAAGAGTTGTAACCAATGTCAAACTGCCACAAATTATTGAGGTTTGACGTAAAGTTACTCAAAGAGTATTCGTAGGGTCCAGTACCAGTTCCATCGTTGTTACCAGTTACCCACTGCTCTAATCCGTTGGCGTTACCAGATACAAGGTAGTTCAAGCCGTTTGAGGACGACATCAACATACCGCGTGATACGCCTGATGCATTCAAGAAGATGGCTTTGTAGCCTCCCATCTTACGGGGCCTGCCACGTTGAAACCTTACCCACTGACCATCAATGTATATAGGCGAGTCAAACTGCGTCCCGTCACGCTGGATGCCGGGCTGTATCTGTAGGGCAGTGACTTTAGCCGTCAAAATGTTCCCCCAGAAATACCATTGGCAACATACAAACCACTAGCAGTTAATGTCGCCGCTTGTGTACCATTCACTGTAAAACCAATCGTGTTACTAGCAGGCAAATACAAGCCAGTATTGGTATTACCTGAGAAGTTAATGGATGGCGCTGTTGCCGAACCTACGTTAGCCGTAAATGTTCCAGATGAAGCAGTATTTGATGTTGTGCTGTAGACGTTTGTACCGTCACAGATGGCAAATGCAGTCTGGCCTTGGTTGACAGTTAATGTTGTACCTGAACCTGCTGTTTTGAATGTAACAGTGTATGAGCCTGTAGTTCCGTTCTGTAAAGAGTACAGTTGAACAGTAGAGGGCAACACAACTGTTGCATTTGAAGTCAGAGTACCAGAGTATTCTTGAACGACGTTTGAACCCTCAGAAGAAGTCAAAGTCACAGTTCCACCAGTGATTGTTTTGGTCAACTGAGTGAATGCAAACTGGTTAGAACGACCATAAGCATAGGTATTGAAACCAGAGCTACCGTTAGATACAACCACCAAGGATTCAGTCAACTGCAACTGTTGAGAGGAGTTTCCATCAATCGTATCAGTTCCAGATGGCGTCAAAGTCAAAATGCCTGTTCCAGCATTCCTGATAATCACAAACCAACCTGCGCCAACAGTAGAAGATGACGGTAATGTAATCGTTCCTACACCTGAAGACCAAACTTGAAAAGACGCTCTGTTGTTGGCGTTTAGGGTGGAGTTGGAGTAAACATAGAGAATTGGTATCGCGGCATTTAATGTGGTTCCAATAGCCGTTAGACCAAAGCCAGCAAGCGCAGAAGCGTTAGCTGAAGATGTGCCAGCACCAAAGGTCACAGAAGCCCATGTACCGTTTGTAGTGGTGTTATCGGTTAGCCAAATGAACTGAGCTACCCCTGAAGTCACAGCAATGATGGTATTGCCTGAATTATCCGTTACCGTAAAAGTATTCGTACCGATGTTTCTAACAAGAACTGTTTGTCCAGTAGATACTTGTGCGGCTGGGGGTAATTCAAGCAATAACCCTGTTGTTGTGGCTGTACAGTCAATGATTGAACTGGCAGGAATATTGGTGTTTCCGTTAATAGGCCACTGAAGAACAGTATTTGAACTGATTGTGATGTTCTCGTAGCTAACAGAAGATGGGCTGATCGTTTGCCCAGTAAACGGATTTACGTATGAAGTCATGATTAAGAGTCCTGTACAACTGTTTGACGATCCCCAATACGTAGGGTGTCTTCTGTTTTGAGAGCCGCCATTGCTTGGTCAAACAAAGCATTCCAAGTGGCTAGACGTGGATCATCTTTAAGAAAAGGTGCAGTTTGCTTCAATACCCCAAACAACAGCGCATTTGGAGCGTTTTGAGTCAACCAGTTAGTTTGATTGTCAGAAGCCAAAGGCTGTAAACGGGTATAGCAAAGAGCTTCAAAAGCGTAGTTTTGGTCAGGCGTAGGGGCAACAAACCAATGATCCCAGTCATAGTCTGCATAGTACAGAGGCTGAGATGTGTTGGATACATTGGGCCAGTATTCATTTAAATACTCCAGCTTGCGAAGTAAAACTGGTTGCTTGCCTGATGCAGTTGCAATTGTCATAGATACTGTTTTACGCCATCTTGCAGGTTTTGCAATCACTGGATTACCCGCATTCATGGTGCCATCTACAACAACCATTTGACCTAAGGTCTTGATTTCCTGAGCTATTTCAAACTCTGCCAAAGTAATGGCCGTAGGTATAAAGTTAACGACAGCGGTGTCGGAACGCTCTAAGTATTGCAATACTAAAGATGTTAGATTATCGTAAGTTAGAACGTAAGAAGGCGTAGTCATTCTTTGCCCTTATCAGCAGTTGCATATGTCGATTTTATCCCCTGTTAGACACCCAAGCAACTATAAAATTTTTTAAAAAATCAAGTATTTATGACCCAATTGTCACATAGTTAATCCAAAATGAGGTTTTCAACCCACCTAGGAGCTTTCCATGCAGTACGAAACAGTGGTGTCTATCTGCTTGATTTTCATGCATTACCCCGCTAGATTGCACGGATGGTAATGCACATAAAAGGCACAATTATGACAAGACTTGAAGTGCTTGTTGTATTAAGTGGATTCTTTCTTGCAAACCAAAGGTTCCACCGTTAATACGCTTTGTTAACCCTTCCCAATTCTCGGCTTCTGCAAGTTCATTGCACCCATGGGTCTTCCAAAACCAACCTGCGGAAAGAGCGGCAAACATAGGCGTGGCCACTAGCTCAGGTTTAGCTACCATATTTTGGTTAATATTTTGACCAAAATGCCAGTAGTTATCGTGTCCAGTCAACTGAATACATCCACGCCCATGAAATCGCCATCCATCTCCTGACGATTCATCTCTGTTTCCCATTCTGTTAGCATAAATGCGATTGGCAATTTTCTCTGCTTTATGGGCGTAAAGAGGTATCTCTTCTGGTTTGAACTTGTGACCAAACAAGGCTTGAAGGGTTTCTGGTTTGTAGTTAAGGTTTTCTTCCAGTGTTTTGAAATGGTTGCACTCGTGTGAACACTGCCCAATAAACGCAGCTTGGCGGTTAGCATCGTTGATCCCAAACGTAGAAAAAGTTGTAACCAAAGGCTCTGACCACTCAGATCCAATTCCTAAAGCGTGCAACTTTTCTGGGCTCATATGAGTTTCCAATTACTTTGTAAATATTATTGGGAAATTTTAATTGTTATAACCAGTGGACGCACTGCCAAGAGGTCGATATGAACCCGCTGGACTAATACTTACAATTCTATTGCTATTGGGATTTATTAAGTAATCTTTCCCACCTGAAGTAATATGCACATAGCCACTAGGATCAGTTTGTTGACTTAGTATTGGGCTTTTTGCTGTAAAGACATCTCCCATAGAATTTGTGCTTTGTGATGCAGGTCTATAAACAGGAACTGGAATAGAACTACCTCTACTTGCAATTACATTTAAATCTTGAGCAGTCGGTGCTATTGAACTAGCATAACTATTCAACATCAAAGATTGCATATTAGGGCTCTGGTCTTTATTTTGATTTAACGCAGTCACAGCATTCTGTGCATCTGTAGTTTTTGCTATTCTGGCTAAATTAGAAATATCAGTTGCGTTTAAATTTGGATTTGACGCTATGGTTGATAGGAGCGTTGGATCGGTTATTCCAAACATACTAGATACATTTTTGTATGTATTGTATTGACTAAGCAAAGAATTTTTATCATTAACACTAGTTAACGCCTTGATTTGATCATCAATCGACTTTGTTGGATCATATGTAATATTATTAGAAGGTTGTGCTTGTGCAGATAATGAACTACCTGTTTGTGGCACTATTGAAGGATTTGATAGTGGAGATAATGAACTACCTGCTTGTGGAGTGTAAGATGGTGTTACTTGACTTCCAGCAGGACTCATAGATTGAGAACTATCAGATGGTGAATAATAAGATGGTGGCAAAGAAATAGCATTATCTGTAAATTGATTCTGATTAAGTAAAGTAGAAAGAGGCGATGTAGTTGTATCAGTGTTTACATTACTTGCATTTGATGGAGACGTTGGAACTCCATAGTTTGCTGGACCAAATGAATTGATCGTTGCATAGGATGTGCCTGGATTCGAAACATAGTTACTTGAATCTGGGTTTACATAACTTGCATCTGGCGGTGCTGTTGGCAACGAATAATTTGGACTAGAAACAATATTTCCGTTTTCATCCATGTAAACTTGATTTTGACCAGAACCAAAAATAGCCATGACGCTCTCCTTAATGTTGAATAATGCCGTTCGTAATCACAACAGGAGATGTGGTTAACTTGGATACAGCGTTGTTTAAAGTGGTTAAATCAGTGCTCAAAAGCGTGTTATACGCACTAGCTTGATTGGTTAAAGCAGTTGACAGGTTAGTAGCATTGGTAGACGCCATGCTTGTTAAAGCTGTATTAGCGCTAGTAGCCATACCTGTTAAGGCAGTATTTGAGTTACTGGCCATACCTGAGATTGCAGTTGATGCGCCATTTGCAATGCTCACAAAAGCCGTATTGGAATTAGCTGCCATAGAAGCCTGATTGTTAGACCCAGTATTAGCAATTGAAGCAAACGTACCATTAGTATTGATAGCAGTCGCTGTAGCATTGTTAGACTGTGTGGTAGCCACTTTAGCGTTTTCATAGATGCCAAATCCTTGAACGACTGTGGGTAACAACAACGATGCCCACTTAAGCGCATCATCCCCAGAATTCCTTGGTGCGTCAATCTTTTGATCTTGACCGCCACCATTCATACCCATTTGCATAGACATGATAGCGGCTACAGATGCAGTTGGATCGCCTTTCTTGACCACTTCAGCCAATACTTGATACTTGGCCTTGTCAGCCTCTGCTTTGTACCTAGCAATCGCTACTTGGGTTTCGGAATACTTCTGATAATCGCTGGTAGAAGAGCACCCA